GTTTCTATAACATCTTTTTGTGGAGAGGTTCATTTAACTGTCGCCATACTTGGGTTAGATTATTATATGCACCGACTGGTAAGATTAGAAATTCAGGTTCATCAAGTAAGGGGTTAGAAGATACAAGTGCACAATCATCAAATCTTCAACCTGATACAAGAACAGAAGCGACAATCAATTCACCAAATCCATCAAAACAATGGAAGCCAGGTATGCCAAGAACAGGTCCAAATCTTTTTAAGAAAGATGAAATGGGGCTTGAAGACGCTTGTTGGGAAGGATATGAACCAATCGGGACTAAGATTCTTGATGGTAGAGAAGTTCCAAACTGTGTTCCAATCAAGTTGACTGAGGATGATTTCGTTGATTCAATTTCTGACTACCCTGAGGGTGTTAAGAACGCATCAAAAAGTGCTGTTGCATATGCAGAGAAAAACGGATGGGGTTCTTGTGGAACTGGTGTAGGAAAACAAAGAGCATCTCAACTCGCAAAAGGTGAGAACATCTCAGTGGATACATTAAAAAGAATGTATTCTTATTTATCAAGACACAAGACAGATTTAACAAAATCAAAATCATATGATGATGGTTGTGGTAAGTTGATGTATGACGCTTGGGGTGGTGAAGCAGGATTAAAGTGGGCAGAAAGAAAGTTGGCTCAACTTGAAAAAGAGAGAATGACTTTCGCAGTAGCCGATGAAGACAAACAAATTCTTGTTGGAGCGGCGATGGTGCCAAACAAGATGATTCATAGATATGATGATTTGGGGAATATGTATTATGTGTATTTCTCAAAAGCATCCATCAGAAAAATGGCGGATAAGTTTCTTAAACAAAAAAGAACTGATGAAACTTCAATTGAACATAATGGAATTAAGTTAGGTTCAGATAAAGTTTATATCACAGAATCTTGGGTATCAGAAGACCCCATCAAAGACAAATCAAATATGTATGGTTTTGAACTACCATCGGGAACTTGGTTTGTTCAGATGCGCGTCGAAGACAAGAAGATATGGAAATTAGTTAAGGATAATATGTTAACAGGATTTTCTGTTGAAGGATTATTCGCTAATAAATCGGTTTTCTCAAAAGAAGACAAAAAAATAAACCAAATAAAGCAAATACTTAAATCAATAACAGATGAATAGTAAGCAAGCATTAGACAAGATTATGAAAATCTTAAATCTAACTCCACAAAAATTTTATGATGCAAAAACTGAACAAGGAATTGCAGTTAAGATTGATGGTGATTTAGAATTAGGTGCTCCAATCTATGTCGCAACGGAAGAAGGTATGATTCCTGCTCCTGCTGGTGTTCACAAACTTGATGATGGTTCTGAAATCGAAGTTGATGATGATGGCAAAGTATCCAAAATTAAAATGGGTGCTACTCCTGACGCAAAGATGGAAGACAAGAAAGAAAAAGAATCTATCAAGGATGAGAATATGAAAGCGGCTTTTGCTGATGTTAAGATGAAAGACGGAAAGATGATTAGAGTTGAAGGTGAAGAACCAATGGTTGGTTTGATGACCAAACTCGTTAATTATGATGGAACTCTTACAGCATTAACTGATGGCGTTTATGAAACTGAGAATGGTAAGAAAATCAACATCGTTGGTGGAACTATTCAAGGTATAGACGAAGCAGATGAAAAAGCAGCGGAGAAATTTACCGAAGCAAAAACAGCAGATGGTGCTATTGTTGAATCCCCAACATTCGATGTGGGAGAAGATTTAATGGTAGTTAAAGATGGTGATAAGTCGCCAGCACCAGATGGAGAACACCAAATTGTTCTCAAAGATTCTGAGGGTAACGATGTTAAAATCAGAGTTATGACTAAGGATGGTAAAATCGTTGAGAGAGAAAATGTTGAGGAAATGGAAGATGATATGATGTCCGCTGAAGAAGTGGCAGAATTATTCTCACAAGCACTTAAAAAAATCGAATCAAAGATTGACGCAATCTCTGCTAAACAAATTGAACTTGATGGTAAATTCCAAAAGTTCTCTAAGGAACCAGCAGGTCAAAAAGTGTTCACACAAAAAACAATAAACGAAACCTTCTCTCAAACAGAAGATAGAGTAGAGTCCTTCAAGAGATTGAGAGCGGCTCTAAACAAAAACTAAACAATAAATAAAAATTAGGTAATAAAATGAAAAACAATTTATCAAAAATGAAGTTCAACTATGACTTAGCAGGTCTAAGTTCTTATGTTGACCAACTTTCATCTGATATTATCTCCGAAGCAGTGTTGACTCCTGTGACTATGAAGTATGTGAATGTAATTCCTGGTATCAAAGGAACTCAGAATGTAAATTTACTTGCTGAGACATTATCAGTTCAAACTGGAACTACTTGCGGATGGAATGATGCAGGTGATGTTACTTTCACAGTTGCACCTTTGACTGTTCAATCATTAAAGGTAAACCAATCACTATGTCTTCAAGAATTGAATACACTATGGTTAGGTCAATATTTGAACGCTGGTTCATACAACGAAACTGCACCATTCGAGCAGGCTATTGTTGACTTACAAACTAAACAAATCAAAAGATACAATGAGGATTTAATTTGGAACGCTTCAAGTGGTTCATCTGCATTCTCAGGTTTCATTGAGTTGTTGAATAACACTGCTGGTGTTGTAAAGTTAGACACACTTCCTGCATATTCAGCAAACACAGTTGCACTTTGTTCTGTAACAGGTGCTACTGTTCAAGAACAAGCAAATAAAGTTTTAGCACAAATCGATAATATTATCAATGAATTAGATAGAAATATTTATGATAGAGATGATATCGTAATCTTTATGTCTCAAACTCAGTTCAAGTGTTACTTGACTGCAATCAGAAATGTAAACAACTTCCATTTCAGTGAACCAACTCTTGGTCAAGTATTTGAAACATTCCACCCTCAAACAAAGTATAAAGTTGTAGGAGTTCCTGGTCTTAATGGTTCAAACTTAATCGCTGCTGGTCCTCAACAATACTTTATGGTTGGTGTTGATTTAATGAGTGATGAAGATTCATTCCGTTCTTGGTGGTCTATGGATTTCCAAGAAGTGAGAATCGCTGTGAACTGGAAAATCGGAACACAAATCGCTTTCCCTCAGTTCTTCGTAACTAATGGTCTTTAATATTTATGGTCGGGGGGAAACCCCCACCATTAATTTCAATAAACTAAAAAATTAAATCAATATAAAATGAGTTGTAATGTTTCCGCTGGTATAGCGTTAGGATGTAGAGATGTAGTTGGTGGTGTCCAAACAATTTGGATTACTGACCAAGAAAATTTAGCATCCATCACAAAAAACACAGGTGATACAATTACTCAAATCTCTGGAACTGGTTCATACTATGAATTCCAATTGATAAGAACTTCTTCTCAATACACAGAGACGATTAATGCTTCACTTGAAAATGGAACTGTGTTCTATACACAAGAGTTGGTAACATACTTCGCAAAACTTGAACAATCTAAGAGAAATATCTTAAAGACATTGGCTCAATCTCCAAAACTTTCAATAGTGATGGAAGATAACAATGGTAAGTATTTCCTACTTGGTGAAGTTTATGGCTCTTTTGTGTCTGCTGGTTCATCAGTAACTGGTAAGGCTCTTGGAGATGCTGCGGGTTATAATATCACATTCCAAGCACTTGAGCAAAATCCAATGTGTGAATTATCAGGTCCAATCACTTCTGTGGTTGCTGGTATCACAGTTGTTGCTGCTTAATAATAAATTGTAGTCACAGGGGGGTTAATATCCCCTTGTGATTATTTTTATCTGCTATGATTCTTCTAAAAACAAATCAGTTAAATAAGATGGTAGTTACTGTGTCTCAAAACGCAGAACTCGCCAATCCTGAATGGTTATTTTCATTCACTCATATCTTCTCAAAAAGAAGGGTAACAATGATATTGTCTAATATCTCGACTCACAGAGTTAGATATGATGAATTCGAATTTATAGAAGGACCAAATCCTGGTCAGATTGCATTCCCTTATGAGGGACAATACAATTATGGTATATGGGAACAACCAGCAGGTAGTGGTAATTTAGACCCTGCATTAGCGTATAACCTCGTTGAATCAGGTATCGCATTATTGATTGCACAATCTGCTAATACCACAAATGAATACTATATGGAGTTCATATCACCTGATGAAGATGATTCCAATATTATATTCGCTCCTGATGAATTAAACCCACCATCACCAACTCCAAGTGTAACAGCATCTCAAACTGCTACACCAACTCAAACTCCAACAAATACTTCTACTCCAACAACTACACCTACACAAACACCAACTTTAACAAACACGCCAACTAATACAAAAACACCTACTCCAACCCCTACTACAACAACAACTTTAACTGCGACTCAGACACCAACTAAGACGCCAACACAGACGCCTACAAATACAACAACATCTACACCAACACCTTCAATTACTGCGTCACAAACTCAAACTCCAACTCTAACAAGAACTCCTACACAAACTCCTACAACAACTACTACATTAACTGCAACGCCTACTCAAACTAAGACACCTACACAAACTCCAACACAAACACAAACTCCTACTACGACAACTACATTGACTGCAACCCAAACACCTACTGTTACACAAACACCAACTCAAACTTTACCTACACCAACTCCTTCATCAACTTCAACTCCAACACCTACCACAACTACAACTCTGACTGCAACACCGACACAGACACCGACACAAACTCCTACCACTACAACAACTTTAACCGCAACACCTACACAGACACCGACAATAACTGCATCACCAACAATAACTGCATCTGCCACACAAACACCTACTCCAACAAAAACACCTAACGCTGTTTGTCCAACATCAATAGCATTAAGTAATGTTTCAAGCACATCTACAATAAATCCTGGAACATACACAGGGGCGACAATTGCATCAGGTATAACATTCAACTACGCTTACTTGGATTATACTAACAATAGTTCCAAATTCGTTGTGTTAGGAACTGCTCCTGATGGTAATAACTACAAAGTATATGAAAATCATTTTGTTGGTGCACAAGCCTATTATACACTATTGAGAGCATTCTCAGGTTCAACAGATTTGGGATGGTCAGTATCAGAAAATGGATTTAACCAAAGTCCTTTATTCTCAGGTTCTTCAATGACTGGTGATACTGCATACGGAAACTTCACAACAAATATTATTGGTGGAGAGTATTTCCCTGGCACAGGTTCGGTTAATTTCTCAGGTGGGGTTGGAACAGCAACTGCATATATCGCATATCCTGCTGTTTGTCCTACACCAACACCAACACCTTCTGTTACCGCTTCACCTACATTAACTCAAACACCAACTCCTACATCGACACAAGTTACACCAACACCATCTGTTACAATGACTCAAACACCAAGTCCTACACCGTTTAATCCTTCATCACTAAGTCCACAGATATGGGTTGACTTCTCTGATAGTTCAACAATGACTTTCAGAACAGGAACAAACTTCTTGGAAAGAATTACAAACAAAGGGGTGTATGGTGGTATGACTGCATTTACTCAAACAACGGCATCAAATCAACCTGAGGTTACTTCTTGGACAGGTGGTTCAGGTGTTAGTATATCAGCAGTTACAAACTCTGATAACTGGTTACAGGGTATTGTTGCAACCACCGCGTCAACGAATTGGACAAGAATTTTCGTGATTAGTGAACCTAATAACGCTCAAACATTTAGATTTTCAAGAAACTCAGATAGTAGTTCTTATACCATATTCCCTGGTCAAACTTCTACAACTGTTAGAAA